TCAGCCCCTGCAACTCGTTCTGGCTGAAGCCGCCCTTGGTGGTGGCCCAATCAACGATCTGCTTCTGCGCCGCCGCCCGCTCGGTCGGATCAGCCCAGAACGGCAGCTCCTTCGCCAGTTGCTCGTTCGCCGCCGCGACCTGCTGCTCCATCGCCCGCTGATGCGCCTGTTGCTGCAACGTCGTCAGCCCCGCCAGCCTGTTCTGTTCATTGACCGCCGTTTCCCAGGCGGCCCGCTCACGCAGATACTGCTGTGGATTGGTCTCCAACAGATGCGGGTCGGGCAGTGGCGGCGCGTTCTGGACCGTCTCGGCCAGACGCTGCAATTCCGGCTGGATATAAGGCAGAACCGCCGCGAGCGCCTGTTGTTGCGCCTGTAACGCCTGCCGCTGTTGCGCGATCTCCTGGGTCTTTTGCGTGTAATCACTCGATTTGCGCTGGGCGAAGGCGCGCACCTCGGCCAGGGTCTTCAGCCGCTGCCCTTCGATCTCGAACCCCTCGCCCAGCGCCATGTCGGTCAGCGGCGCCGCTGCTGTCTCCGATGCCGCGCCCGGCACGCCGAGCGCCCGCTCCATCGCTGACAGCCCGCTGTCGGCCGCAGCCCCGCCCACCGAGGGCTTCGGCGCTTCCGGAGGTGCTGCTTTCGCCGCCGCCGCCAGTTCAGCGGCGGGTGGCCTGCGCGTGGACTCTGGTGTCGCCGGCGTGGCGGACGTGGGTGCCTCCCTCGGGGCCTCCGGACCGCGCCGCTGCCGGTTGAGCAGCCGCGCCGCCTCGGAGATGGAGATCGAGGGGGATTCGTTGGCCGGTGGGCTGACACCGCTGTCGGCTGGTGCCGCTGATGGTGCCGGTGTCGATGCACTTTCGCTCATTGCTGTTGCCCTACTCCATCGCCCGGTTCATCCGTTCCGCCACCCGATCAGCCTCCACCGCCTCGGCGTCGGCGGTAATCTCGTTGCGGATCAAATTGATGGCGATCACCACCCGCCGGTTGTCCTCGCGTTGGCGCTCATCCTCGAGGAACATCGCCCGGCCCGCCGCCTCGGCGACGATGCGGTCGAGCACCGCCTGAAAGTGCGGATCGTCAAGCATGCGCCGGCACGCCTCGGCCTGGACGACCTGCTCGGCGGTCAGCGTCATCGCATCCTCGGAATGCTGGCACACGTCAGAATTGTCTTGCTGGGAACATCAGGTATAATGCGAGGCGGCACCGGAGTTCTGACCTCCCATGCCGCCTCTGACCACAGGAACGATGCAGCGTCCAAATGGCTATTCCAACAATATCCAGAGGGATCTCTGGCGTCTACGCCATCCGAAATCTGATCAGCGGCCGCGTTTATGTCGGATCGTCGCAATGCATCAAAAGCCGATGGGCGACACACCGATCCGTTCTCATAAAAGGTAGGCATCATACCCCGCTTCTACAAAAGTCGTGGACAAAACACGGTCCCGACGCTTTCTCATTCGAGGTTTTGGAAAAAGTCAGCGACGCGACCCATCTTGTCTCCAGAGAGCAGCATTGGATTGACGCTCTGTCGGCTTTTAACTGGGAGACAGGGTTTAATGGCCGACCCAACGCAAGTAGTCCAAAGGGCATTAAACAATCTCCCGAAGTAGTAGAGCGCATGAGAGCGCGAATGACCGGCAGAAAGAAAACTCCAGAACATGCAGCCAAGATCGCGATAGCTCGGAATAAAGGGCGTAAAAAATGGATCGAAATGCTGCGTAGTTCGCCAGAGGCAGCGGCGGCACATAGCGCAAAGATGAGCGCCCGTCTCTCGGGGAGAAAGATATCCCCTGAAGGACGGATCAACATGGGACTCGCGAAAAAAGGAATGATAGTCTCATCGGAAACCCGCGCCAAACAGTCCCGCGCGCAAAAGGCACGATACCAACGCGATCCCGACCACCCACTGAAAAAGGACATCGGATAACTCATCTTACTCTCATGGATGAGGAACATAGTAAAAGATCGTAACAAAACCACACCAGAACGATCAGCACGAAGGCGATCAGGATGATGTTCAACACCTGCATCACCAGCGTGCCGGCCACGCCCAGCCAACCCAGCACGGTCGGCAGCACGAGGCGGAAGATCGCCACCACGGCGCAGATGACGATGAGCCAGACGAGCAGGTTGACGAACCACGCGGCGGAAAAACACATCACCTGATCCCCTTCCGTCGCGCCTGCATCGCCTGGGGCGTCAGCACCTTCACGCGCCCCCCCGGCACCGCCGCCTTGGCCGCCAGTGCCGCCGCCAACAGCCCGCCGGGCGAGGCCACGCTCTCATGCGCCACCGCACCCCGTCGCGTCCGTCCTTGCACGACCAAAGGGTTGCCCGACGCGATCGCCGCCGGCTTGCTCTCGGGATAGCCGAGCAGCGGCGCCATGACATTGGTGGTCAGGTGCCTGGGTGCCGCGAAGGCCACCGCGTGGGCCGGAGAGCGGGTGACCAACGTGCCCTCGGGCCGCTTCACCTTCAGCAATCCAGCAGGCACGGGGGGCACCTTGGTGCCTTTGGCCATGAATGCCGCCTGCTTGGCGCTCGCCGGATCAACGACGGTGGCGACCTGCGCCCTGGTGTCCTTCCCCGGCTCGCGGGTCGTTCGCATCATCTTAGCCATTTGGCGGCCCTCCCGGTCCCGGTAGCGGCGGCCCTCCCGGTCCCAGCAGCGGGGAGAGCGCCGCTCGTTGGGCGATCTGGCCGTATGCGGTGGGCATCCGCCCGGTCGCCAGCGCGTTGCCGATCGCCGCCCGGGTCATCGGATCGGCTGGCGGTGGCGGCGGCGCCATCGGACGCGGCGGCATCATCCCCTGCTGGGGCGGACGCGGGCCAGCCATCATCGGGGGCACCATTGGCTGGCCCGGCCCACCCGGCCGGGGCGGCCCCGGAGGCGGCTGTCCCACGGCCGGAGGTTGTGGCGAGGTGGGCGGCGGCAGATCGGAGAGCAGGCCAACAGCGGGCGCGTTGGATTTCATGCTCTGCTTGAACTGATCCAGTGATGGCGCCGGGGTGCCGAACTGCGCCGCCGCCACCCACGTCTTCGTCCACGCATCCAGCGCCGCCTTGTCCCGCTCCCGATCGTCCTCGAGCAGCAGAGAGGCGCGCTTCGTCTGTTGGTCGGCCCGGTCATTCTCGACATCCGCCGCCGTCTTGCTCTGCTGCACCTGAGCCAGGATGAGGGACGGATCGGGCGGCTGCGGGGGTTGTGGCGGCGGTTGGAAGTCAGGTGGCAGTTGCTTCAGATAGGCCCCGACATCCGAGATGTTCATGGTCTCCAGCATCCGGGCCAACGTGTTGCGATACTCCGGGATGCCGGCCAACGGATTGCCCATGCCGCCCACCTGCATGATTTGTTCCTGCTTGCCGGCGATGGCTGACAGCATCTGCAATCGCTCGGCCGGCATGCCCTTGCCGCCGACATTGACCGCGCACTCCCAGTCGGTGGCCAAAGCGCGCGGATCGATGGCGACCCAGGCGTTCCGGATGCGAATGACATTGGGTCTGTCCTGCTGGCGCGCCAACATTCTTAACAGACCGGAATATAACGGTGCCAAACCGGTTTCGGCCAAAGTCCTGGCCACCATGTCCAAACGATCCTGCGCCGCACTGGACTGTTGCGACACGGCGATGGGCGCGGTCGATTGCAGTTCATCCACCGTCAGGCCGGCGGAGGCACGGGTGATACCCGTCCTGCTCTCTCTTATACTCTCCAGCACCGCCATCACCGGCAGCGCCTCCTTGCCCATGAAGGGCTTGGTCAACTCGGTCACCGCGCCGGCGGCGGCCACTCTTATAATACTGCCGATCGCGGTCTGCCGGACGTCGGCCTGGTTGGCCTGGCCCTGCACCATGACCGTTCGGGGAAACATGGACTGGCCCAGACTGTCCAGGGTGGCCCGCATTACCCGGCTCTCGACCCGTTGCAGATCCATGACCATGTCGGCCTGCGACATGCCGATGACCTGACCAACCTCCCTGTATGGGGTGAAACAACTCAGCGGGATCTCGTCGACCCGCTCCCACTGAATAAGGCTCTGGGCGTTGCCCAGCATGTGCACATGGATCAGCTCGGCGCGGTGGTCGCCGTCCGTGTCCATCCTGATAAAACCCTCGGCATATCGCACGAGGGAGGTCGCCTTGTCGTTCGGCGGGCTGCCGGACATGTTGTGGCCGCGCGCCCCATCCCTGGCGATCACCTCCTGACGCCGCCGCATGTCCTGGCCGCGACCCCGATGCGCCAGCACCTTGTCCTCGGGCAGACCCATCTCAAGCAGTTCCGACACCGTCACATCCCGCACGTGCCAAACGGCTTTCGCGGTCGCAACGGAGGACGCTCCCGGATCGATCCACACACACTCGGCCGGGATTTGCGTGATGTGCGGCCAGCCACGCGACGTGGAGCGGGTGAGCGTGGCCGACCACAACTCGGCGGGGGCGCCCTGGCTCAGATACATCTGCCCCTCGGGGGTTTTGGCGAGCGCCTGCTGCTCCTGGGGCAGCATCGGGCGCCGAATGATCCTGCTGGCCTCGATCCCCGGCTCGGCGAGAAGCATCTGCAACTGCGGCAGCAACAGCCCCTCGCACACCTCCGTCCTGCTGGCCTGCCTGGCACCCCAGTGCCATCTGACCCAGCCGGCCTTGCGGGTCAGCGCGTCAAGCAGCGCGTCATGCAGAATGGTCCAGCCGGGATTGGCCGAGAACAAGGCCCATCTGGCATAATCCGTCGCCTGCCGCGCCAGTTGGGCCACCGTGCCATCAGTCTCCTCCGACGAAATGGGGCTGAAAGAAACGGGATCTTCGACACCAGTGAAGAGGCGCAGCAGGCTCGGCAGCGTCTGCCTGATGGTGTCCCTGACCACGGTCAAGGTGATGTTGCTGCGGCCCTCCAGCCTCGGCGCGTTGGGCTCTCCGGCGTAATATTCCGAGGCGGTTATCCGTTGGCGGCTCAGCTGATCATCGTAATTCCGGCAGGCGCTGAACCAGAACCGCGCGTTCTCAGCGATCTCGGTGTCGGTCTTGCCAAGCCGCTCGAAGATGATCTCCTGCTGCCATGGCGCGGCGGTGGGACGTGGGGACGGTCTTAATCCCGCCGCATACCGCCTGAGCGTGGGCGGGAGGGACTGGTCACTGTCGGGCGGCGGATCATCATTGTTCTTCGGCGGCAGCAGAAACG